CATATATATACCCTTGCAAATAAACCAAGGCCCGTTAAAAAGTTTCCATGTAAAATTCCATGTAAATTTCCATGTAAAATTCCATGCAGACCCCACCCCCAAAGATTTGCTAGCTAGTAACTGTGGATAGTCCACCCCAAACACCCGACAGGAAATTAACCAAAGTGCTTTACCTTGGTACATTAACCTAAATGAGTTAGTTTTTTGTTGAACTAAATGCTAAATAAATTGTCTAAGTAGTTACTTAATACTTAATAACAACAAAACTATAAATAAAATTTAATTAAAATTAGGTTATTAAAATATTACTTAAAACTTTTAAGGATATTACCTAGGGTAATGTTTTTATCGTTATTTCGTTTAATATATGGTATAATCGGGCTAATGGCTTTAACTAAAAAACAATGGGATTCTTTACAAATGCCACAGGTGCAACCTGATGACGCTATTACTACGCACCATTTAAGAAATTTGTTATTTGGTGGGTTGTTAAAAAACGATGATGGTTCAATTAGTACAGTATCAACTATTCAAGTTAATGGGTTACCAGAACAACAATCTGGAACTCCTACGTTAATACCTACTATTTGGGATGGTAAAAGATTATCTTCAGAAGATGCTTCTCGTAGGGCTTATTTAGAACAAAAGTTTAGTGGAGTTCAATATCCAACTGCTGAAACACACCAAGCGTTAAGAGAAAAAGATATTACGTTACATCAAAATTTTGGACAAGATTTAGAAACTGCTTCTAACCCACAATACAATAAAGAAAAAGAAGCGTTAATACAATTATTAAAAAATCAACAAAGTACACGCTAATGAATTTACAAAACCAAGGTCTTTTAAGTCAAGCACAACCTCTTGTACAACCTCCTGTACAACCAATGCAAGCTTCTGTACAATCCCCTGTACAAGCCCCCGGTTTATTAAAACAAGATCCTAATGAAGAAATGCGCCAAACTTTTAGAAAAAAAATACAAGACCATTTAGTACTACGAGAAGGTAACAAAGAAAAATCTTATCTTGATTCGTTAGGCAAACTAACAGCTGGTATAGGACATCTTTTATCTCCAGAAGAAGCAAAACTTTATCCTGAAGGAACTGTAGTACCAGAAGAAATTAGAAATAATTGGTTTGAGGCTGATTCAGCTAAAGCCACTAAAGCTGCTTACGATCAAGCACAAGAAATACAAGCTCTTAGTCTAATACCAGCGTTAACCTCAGTTAACTTTCAACTAGGTACTGCTTGGACTGAAAAGTTTCCTACAGCGTATGAACACCTAAAAAACGGTAACTACGAATCAGCTATTCAAGAAATTGAAAACACTTCAGAAGGGTCAGGAAAATTATCAGATTGGAATAAACAAACCCCAGTTCGTGTCAAAGATTTTGTTGCGTCTATTCGTGAACTAGCAAAATTAAAGCAAAGGGTAAATCAATGAGTACAATTACAATAGTCCACGGTAAAAACTCTGTAAAAGGTATTTACAAAGATAATGTTTTAGTAGCTACTCAAGACAAAAATTGTTCTTTACAAGAATTAGAAGATTGTATACAACAACACGGTGGTGATAATCCAGAGGTTGTTGATACTGACAGTACTTGTGGCAATGTTCTTGAAATGCCATCTAATCTTAAACCTAAACCTGTACCTTTAAAAGTTAAAACTAAAGAGAAATCTACAAATTGAAATACGAAGACCTTGCTCCTAAAAAACAGTTATTTGTAGATTCTTACATTAAACTAGGTGACCGAAAACAAGCTTTTGAAAAAGCTGGATACTCGGTAGAAGGTCGTGGTTGGACAGCTAATGCTAGAGCTTTGTTTTTATCGTTAGAAAAAATCATCACTGAACGTGTTGATATGAAAATTGGTGATGGAGCTGTAGTAGCGTTTAACGTAGTCCGTGAAATTATGGTAGATAAAGATGTTTCACCAGCTGTTCGTTTAAATGCTGCTAAAGACTACTTAAATCGTGCTGGGTACGATGTACCAGTTGAAACAAGAGTTAATATTAATGATGAAAGAAGCCTTTCTAACGCAGAAATAGATGCTGAAATAAAAAGAATACAAGAAGAGTTACCAAGTAATGTTGTTAAGTTGGCAAAAAATTGAGCCAAGAAAGATTAATGCGTTTGCTTCAAGAGAAGGAATCACGCACTAAGTACAACAAAATTGTTTCTTGGGGAAATTTAACTTATAAATGGCAACAAGATTTAGCTAATAGTACTAAAGGTCATGCACAAATATTAGCTATGTGTGCTAACCAAATAGGTAAAACTACTACTGGTGCTTATATAACAGCTTGTCACTTAACCGGAAAATACCCAAGTTGGTGGAAAGGTCATAAATTTAAAAACCCTATTAAAGCATGGGCTTGTGGGGTTTCTACAGAAACTACACGTGATATTTTACAAGCTAATTTATTAGGTGATCCCGGTAATGAAAAAGATCAAGGTGCTGGTTTTATACCTAAAATTGATATAGTATCAACTACACGTAAACCACAAGTTCCTAACGCAGTACAAACAGTACTAGTAAAACATTATGATCTTGACACAGATAGAGAAAACGGTGTATCACGGCTTGATTTTAAAGCTTATGAACAAGGTGAAGCTAAATATATGGGCCGCCCAATGGATTGGATTTGGCTTGATGAGCAACCCGATTCAGGTATCTATACTCAGTGTATTACTCGTACAGTAGCCACTAATGGTATTGTAATGATGACATTTACACCAGAAGATGGTGTTACGTCAGTTATACATCAGTTCATGAATGATATACGTCCCGGTCAAAAGCTATTACAAGCCACTTGGGACGATGCACCACATCTTTCAGAAGAAAGAAAGATGCAACTATTAGCTCAGTACCCACCTCATGAAGCTAAAATGAGAACTAGGGGAGAACCAGTGTTTGGTTCCGGTATGGTATTTGCTGGTATACGTGATGCAGATATTATGATTGAGCCGTTTGAATTACCTGATTACTGGCCCAGAATATGTGGTGTTGACTTTGGTTGGGATCACCCTACAGCAGCTGTATGGATTGCTTGGGATAGAGAAGCTGATATATGTTATTTGTACGCTGAGTACAGACAAGCTCAAATGACAGCACAACAACACGCTCCTGCTATAAAAGGAAGAGGACAGTGGATACCCTGTGTGTGGCCTCATGATGGTATGTCTCATGAGAAAGGTTCAGGTAATAATTTAGCTGATCAATACCGCGCTCAAGGTGTTAATATGACAATTGACCATTTTAGAAACCCACCTGCACCCGGTGATAAGGGAAAAGGTGATATTAAAATTGAACCCGGTATTAATGCTTTGTTACAAGCTATGCAAAACGGACAATTTAAAGTGTTTAGTACTTGTGGCCAATGGTTTGAAGAAAAAGGTATGTACCATCGACAAGATGGTAAAATTGTAGCGTTAGTTGATGACCTTATGTCAAGCACACGTTATGCTTTTCAATCACGTTCATTGTACGCTAAAACGAGAGTTGAATCAGATGCTAATAATAAATATTCAGGTCAAGCACTACCTGTTAAAACTAGAGGAATTGTTTAGTGGCCAATAAAATGAATAGTGAAGAAGTTTTAACTCGTTTAAGAAATGAGTCAGACGCTAGTATAGGCGCACATGATGGATTGTTATCTGAAAGAATAGAAAAATTAAACGATTACTACCACGGTAAACCGTACGGTAATGAAATTGTTGGTCGTTCACGTTTTATTACTCGTGAAGTGTACGAAACTATTGAATCAATTATGCCTTATTTGGTTAAAATTTTCTTTAGTTCAGATAAAGCCGTTATATTTGATCCAGAAGATGAAGATGATATTGAATCAGCTATCCAAGAAACTGAATATGTTAATTGGGTTTTTTATCGTGACAACCCCGGATTTAAAATTGGTTACAATTGGTTAAAAGACGGTTTAATGAACAAAGTTGGTTATGTTAAAGCTTTGCGAGAAACTGCTGAACCTACTTTTGATGAATACGAAAACCAATCAGAAGAACAAGTAGCTAAATTATTAGGTGATTTAGGTGAAGATTTTGAAGGTGACGTTGAAATGTTGGAACAAGATGACGGATTAGTAACCGTTTCTGTTTCTCGTATTACTGGTCGTGATAGAACTGTTATATCTAATGTTCCACCTGAAGAAATTAGAATTTCAGAAGGCGATACTGATATTGCTTCGGCTAGATACGTTGCACACCATGCTAAACGCAGAATATCTGAAATTAGAGCTATGGGTTTTGATATTGATGATGATATTGCAGATGACTCAGAAATAACTAATACTTTATATCAAGATCGTCATGATGAAATTTATGATGGTTTAAAACAAGAAAGTTTTGAACTAGGATCTAGTCGAGAAGTTACTTTAAAAGAAGAATATTTACGTGTTGACATGAACGGTGATGGGCTTGACGAACTATGGCAATTTTTTCGTGTTGGAGACACTATTCTTGAAGAAAATGAAGTTTCAGAAGCTCAAATATACTCTTGGTCACCTATTATAGTACCACATCGCCATGTGGGTGGTTCTCCTGCTGATCCTATTATGGATATACAGTTACTTAAATCTAAAGTAACTCGTAATTTGTTAGATAACCAAGAAAGAATAAACAACGGTCGTTTTGGTGTAGTAGATGGTCAAGTTAATCTTGATGACCTTATGTCTAGTTCACCAGCTGGCATTGTGCGAATGAATTTCCAAGGGGCTGTAGAAGCTCTTCCTACCCCTCAATTAGACCAATCAGCATTTCAGGTACTAGGGTATGCTGATGCTTTAGCAGAGCGTAGATCAGGTGTTTCTGAGCGTGGACAAGGGCTTGATCCTAAGATGTTCAATTCTAACACTGCTGCTACTACAGCTGAATTAGTTATGTCGTCAGCTGAACAAAAACTAGAGCTTATAGCTCGTGTATTTGCTGAAACTGGTCTTAAAGACTTAATGCTTGGTATACACAGAATTGGTTTACAGCATGAAACACCTAGCCGAAAAGTTCGTAATAACAACGGTGAGTTTATTGCAATTAATCCATCTGAGTGGCGTAATCGCTATGATATGAATGTTACTGTAGGTATTGGTAACGGTTCAAAAAATCAACAAATGATGCAAATGCAACAAATTGAACAAACTGTACAAAGTATTGTAAATGGTGGTGGATTAGGTACAATTATTAAACCAACTAATGTTTGGAATTTAGCAATGGAAAAAGCTAAAGTAGCTGGTCGTAAAGATGGTAATAAATTCTTTACTAAACCTGAATCAGATAATACTGACGAGGGGCCAAGTATAGAAGAACAAAAACTACAAGCAGAAATGCAATTCAAACAAAAAGAAGTTGAACAAAAAGACATGGAATTACAGATTAATGCTAAAAGACTTGAAATAGAAGAAATGGAGCTTCAATTTAAAATACAACAACACGAAGACGATAATGAATTTAAAATTGCTGAACTTCAACTAGAATCAACACAAAACAGAGCAGTTAAAGTAGGTTCAGACTAGGAGTAATAAGTGGGAGATGTAGTAAACATTAAAAACACTAAAATACAAGATAGCCTAGATGAATTAGAAAGTTTTTTTAGATTAGCCAAAGAAAGTATACAGTCAGGTGAACTAATGTATTTTGGAGGAGTTTTTGAAGACGATCAAGGTACTGGGTCTTTGTGTTTAACAGTTGGTAAAAAATCACGTATAAAAGCAGCTAGTAGTTTTTCTGCTTTTTCTTGTGTAATTTTAGACGATGCGTTGAGGGACGAAGATGAACAAAAAGGAAAAATTACTCACTAAAAATGAGTTAATAGAAAGGGGACAAAGAGCTTCTGTATTACTTAATTCTGAATCTTACGTACAATGTATACAAGACATGTATGATTGTTTACATCTTGGATTTGATGGTTTAAAAACAGATGATTCTGAATGTGCAATGTCAATAGTAAGACAACTTAGATCATTAAGAACATTAAATTCTAAGTTTGAAAGTTGGTCACAAGAATCAAAAAGACTGAGTAAACTTAAAAATGATTGAAATTACAAGAGATGAAGGACTTGCTATACTTGAAGAGTTGTCTGCGTTACCTTACCGTGATGTACAAGGGTTAATTTTTACATTAGCAGATAAATTATCAAAACTAGAAGAACCAAAAGAAAAACAATTCCAAGAAAAAATATATACTGGAGAATAAAATGGAAAACAACGATCAACCTGTTTTTACAGGAATCGATGAGGCTTTGGACTTTATGGACAAGCCAGAAGAAAAATCAGACAGTGTAGCCACTATAACTGATAAAGAAGAAGAAGAGACCGAACAGGTCGAAACCAATGAAGAGGAAATTGAATCAGAGGACTCTGAAGAAGAGCAACCAGATGATGAAAATGAATCAGAAGATGGTGATGAAGACGAAAAAGAAGATTTTCTTTTTAAAATCGCTAATGGTGATGAAGAAATTGTAATTACTGATGTAGAAGAAGCTAAGAAAGGCTACATGCGTCAAAGCCAATTTACTAAAGTAACACAAGAAGTTGCAGCTGAACGCAAAGCACTAATTGCTGATAAAAATGCTGTACTTGAATTAAAAAACGAGTACTTAAAAAGTATATCAGACTACAAAGTTGCGTCAAGCGAAAAACTATCTAAGTTTGTTAATGTGGACTGGGAAGTTCTACAGAAAGAAGACCCCATTGAATTTGACGAAAAAAAGTCAGAGTTTGAAGCTGCTAAATTAGCTTATGAACAAGCATCCCAAAAAGAAAAGGAAGTTAGTTCAGAAGTAGAAGCTGAAAACAATGAATATGCACAACGTGTACGCGCTGAAGAAATGGGTAAACTAACTGTTGCACTACCTGAGTTAAACGAAGAAGGTTCAACCCTTTTAAGTGATGCTACAAAACATGCTGCTGAAGCTTATGGCTTTACAACAGACGAACTTTACACTATTTACGACCATCGTCAAATCAGGGCATTAGTTGATGCATTTCGTTTCAACCAATACCAACAAAAACTAGCGACTGGTGCAGCAAAAGCTAAAACAGTCAAAAAATCAATTAAAACCAAGGGTGCTGCAAGTAAAACAACTGCGCAAGCCCGAAAAGCAAAAGCTGACATGGATTCGTTACAAAAACCGGGTGGAATTACACTTGAACAAGCAATGAATATCATGAATGGCTAGGCTACATTTGAGGAAATATTATGAGTTCATCATCCACAGATACCTATGATAGTGTTGGTATCAGAGAAGACCTTTCAAACATTATTTATAATGTAGAACCGGACACAACCCCATTTTTAAGTATGGCTCCTAAAACGAAAGCTAAGAGTACAACTCATGAATGGCAAACCGATAACCTTGACGCTGTTACAGATAATAAAGCAGTTGAAGGAGCAGATGCTTCATTCGCTCCTGCCACTGCTACTGTTAGACTGACTAACTTTTGTCAAATTGGACAAAAGACTGCAATGGTCTCTGGTACTCTTGAATCAACTGATCGCGCTGGCCGTGATCGTGAGATGAATTACCAGATGATGAAACGTGGTCTTGAGTTAAAACGTGACATGGAAAACGCATTAGTTGGTTTAAATAATGCTAAAGCTGTTGGTAGTGCTACTGTTGCTCGTGAAACTGCAAGTATGCAGGCTTATATTGCAACTAATACTTCTAAAGGCTCAGGCGGTGCAGACCCAGCTGGTACAGGTGCAGATGCTCGTACTGATGGTACACAACGTGTTTTTACTGAAGCTATGTTAGAAGCTGTTGTTGATAGTATCTTTACTAATTCAGGTGAGTTCGCTGACACTGTTTTAGTAGGTTCTTTTAACAAACGTAAAATGAATGGCTTTACTGGTCGTGCTTCAACTACTGACCACAATGTTGCTGCTGAAAGCATTATTTCTGCTGCTGACGTTTACAAAAGTGATTACGGTGATCTTAAGATTGTCCCTAGTCGTTTTTCTCGTTCACGTGATGCACTAGTTTACAACAAAAATAAGTTTGCAGTTGCGTATTTACGCGATATGAAAACTAAAGAAATTGCTGCAACTGGTGATGCTGAAAAACGTCAAGTTATTGTTGAATATTGTCTAGAAGCTCGTAATGAGAAGTCTAGTGGTATTGTAGCAGATTTGACTACTGCTTAATTAGTTTGGAATGGGGGGTTCGCCCCCCTGACCTTTAAGGAGTTTAAGTGTTATTACGCGAAACAGAATATGATCCTTGGACAGGTGAAACTAAAAAATGGTATTTTGATGAAAACAATAATATTGTTTGTCATCGATCTGCTAATCTTAAAGCTTTAATTAACAATTGTAAAAAAGGTGCTAATGCTACAAAAGGTTTTTCTGGAAAAACTAAATTTCATAAAGTATTTAGTATACCCCCAATTATACAACACAAATTACTTAAAGAATATAATCTTGATTGTTTTAGTAATGACCCTACAGAAAAGAAAAGATTAGAAAAAATTATTGAAAAAGATTTTCCTGTATTAAAAACTAATTCATCTAAACTATGGAGACCAACCTAATGTTAAGTAATTATACAAACATTAGTGCAGCTGTTAACAAATGGATTAACCGAGTAGGTGCTTCAAGCATCACGGATAATACAGAAGATTTTATAATACTAGGACAACGCAGAATACAAAGAGATGTTAGAGTTCCACCAATGGAAGTTTTAGATTCCTCTTTAGTAATTACATCAGGTCAATCACCAATACCAACAAGTCTTTTAGATGTTAAAGAAATGATTGCTTATGATGGACAATCAGCTTGGACTGTGTATAGAAGTAATTACGCTGACGTTAGAACTAAAAGACTTCAAGATGAGCCGGGGCCACAAGTGTTTGACACTGTAGCTGGTAATTTTGAGTTTGGCCCTGAACCTACTTCAGGTGTATCAGTTGACTTAGTATATTATCAAGAACTTGAGTTTATTTCTAGTTCTGTAGAAATTAATTGGTTTAGTCAATACGCGCCTGAATTAATATTGTATTCAGCAATACTAGAAGCTGCTGTGTTTATGAAAGATACTGAACAAGAACAAAAGTATGCTGCTATGTACAAAGAGTCTAGAGAACTTCTTAAAGCACAAAAAGATAAATCTGAATTTTCAGGTCGGTTACAAGTTACTACTAGATAATTCTTTAGAGGTTTAAAATGGCAGTGCAACTTAGTACAACTAGTCGAAATGCTAGACTTGATTCAATAGAAACAACTATAGGAACAAATCCTGTACTTGATTTTCGTACAGGGACACAACCTGCTAATTGTGCTTTAACAAATTCAGGAACAAGATTAGGACAGATAACACTACCTAGTGATTGGTTAGAAACAGCCAGTTCTGGAACTAAAATTAAAAATGGTACTTGGTCTGGCACAGCTGTTGCCACCGGTACAGCTGGTTATTTTCGTATTAATTCAAGTGATGGTGTTTGCCATATTCAAGGCAATATTACAGATATTGATGGAGGTGGTGATATGGAACTTGGTACTACATCTATAATTATAGGGCAAACTATAACGGTTTCAACATTTATTTTAACTGATGGTAATTCATAATGGCACTTCCAACTCCCGGTGACAGAGCTGCTGAAACTAGTGTTACTACTGGTACTGGCACATACAGTTTAGATGGTGCTATTTTAGGTTGGCGAACTATTGTTGATGCTTGTGGTACAGGCAAAGAAGTAGATTATTTTGTTAGAGATGTTTTAGGAACAGCTGATTATGAAATTGGTCGTGGTGTTATTACTAATTCTGGTACAGACACTTTAACAAGAGCTACAATATACTCTTCAAGTAATGGTGGAGCAGCCGTTAATTGGGGTGTTGGTACTCGTGAAATTGTAGTTACTTTAACAGCTAATGCTATGAATCAACTTCTTGCTGATGAAGATATTGGTGTTACTGTACAAGGCTATACCTCAGTATTAGCAAACACTACAGCATCTTTTTTAACTGCTGACAAAAGTAAACTAGACGGTATAGAAGCCTCCGCAGATGTAACAGATACTACTAATGTAACAGTAGCAGGTGCATTAATGGACTCTGAGGTAACTAACCTAGCACAAGTAAAAGCATTTGATACTACGGATTATGCTACTTCAGCTCAAGGAACATTAGCTACTAACGCTCTTCCTAAAGCAGGTGGTGCAATGACAGGTGCTATTACTACTAACTCTACATTTGATGGTAGAGATGTTGCTACAGATGGTACTAAATTAGATACGATAGAGACTAATGCAGACGTAACTGATACAACTAATGTAACTTCTGCTGGTGCTTTAATGGACTCTGAAGTAACCAACTTAGCACAAGTAAAAGCATTTGACACAACAGATTACGCAACAGCAGCACAAGGAACTACAGCAGATAATGCTCTAGCAGCGTCAGCAGTGTCTGTTTTTGGTGGTACATTAATAGACGATGCAGACGCAAGTACAGCTAGAACTACATTAGGTTTAGGAACTGCTGCAACTACAGCAAGTACAGATTACGCTACAAGCGCACAAGGAATTAAGGCAGATGATGCCTCTCCACTAGCAACTACTGTAACTAAAACCTCTAGTACAGGTGCAGGTTTATTACCTAGTGGTACTACAGCACAACGAGATGGTTCACCAGCAGCAGGATACATTAGATTTAATTCTACCACAGGTTCTTTTGAAGGATATGATGGAAGTGCTTGGGGTTCTATAGGTGGTGGTGCATCAGCAGGTGGTGCAATATACGAGAACAGTAACGAGATAACTGCTAACTATACTTTAACTACTGACACTAATGGTATGAGTGTTAGCCCAATGACTATTGCAAGTGGTGTTACAGTAACAGTACCAAGTGGACAAAGATGGGTGGTATTATAATATGGCTACAATAATTGATGGTAATTCTGGTGGTACTGCTGTAACAACAGCTACTCAAAAAATATTACAAGTTGTTCAAGGTACTACTTCAACAGAAGTTGTAAGCACTGTTACCGCAGATACTGACACAACTTTAACTGCAAATATAACTCCAAGTGCAACATCAAGTAAAATTTTAGTTCTTGTTGAGCAAGCTGGTTGTGGTAAGCGTAGCGGAGATACTTGGCTAAATTTAAAATTAGTAAGGGGTAGCACCACAATTATTACTTTTTGTACATTTGCTGGTTATACAGGTAGCACTGCTAGTAACATGATTGGTACTGTTAGCACTTCTTTTTTAGATACCCCTAGCACTACTAGTCAAACAACTTATAAAACTGTAATGTTTACAGGAAATACTCCAGGGACGCATCATGTTCAAGAGGCTGATGCAGGAGCGCAAACCTCTACAATTACTTTAATTGAGGTAGCAGGATAATGGCAAACGAAATTAAAACACGAGATGCAATACAATCTTTAAAACCTAATGCTGAGTGGACACTAACAGGAAGTAGTTTAAATTGGTTAGATTCAGAACAAACAGAGCCTACAGCAGATGAACTAGCAGCAGAGGTTATTAGGTTACAAGCAGTTTATGATGCAAAAGCATACCAACGTACTAGGTCTTTAGAATACCCATCAGTACAAGACCAACTAGATATGCAATATTGGGATAGTGTTAATGGTACAACTACTTGGGCAACTGCAATAGCTAAAGTTAAAACAGATAACCCAAAACCATAGGATAAGTAATGGCTACAATTATTAATGCAGATACAAGTGATGGTTTAAAACTAACCTCTGATACCAGTGGTCAGATTGACTTCCAATCAGCAGGGTCTACTAAAGCTACAATAGATACCTCTGGTAACTTAAAGTTTGATTCTGGGTTTGGGTCTGTTGGTACAGCGTATGGTTGTAGGGCATGGGTAAATATTGATGGAACAGGAACTGTTGGTATAAATGCTTCTGGTAATGTAAGTAGTATTACTGATGTTGCTACAGGGGCTTATAGAGTTAATTTTACAAATGCAATGCCAGATACTAATTTTGTTATTAGTGTAACAACAAGGGTGGGTGGTTATGACAGAACTGAAATTACTGCTAGAACCACTACTTCGTGTGATGTAGGTAGTTATGTATTAGATGGTTCTGGTCGTGATTATGACCCTGTTAATGTAATAGTAGTAAGATAAAGGAAAAGTAGAATGAGAATAATATATGAAACAAGTGATGGTGGAGTGGCAGTTATTGTTCCTGCACCTGAGTATTTATTAACTCACACTATGGAAGAACTAGCTGCTAAAGATGTACCAGCAGGAGCTAACTACGAAATAGTAGAGGATAGTGTAGTACCATCAGATAGAGCATTTAGAGGTGCATGGACATGGGCATAACAGTAGACATAACCAAAGCCAAAGTTATCACAAAGGATAGACTTCGTGAAGAACGAAAGCCTTTACTTGAAGCACAGGATATTTTGTTTATGCAAGCACAAGAAGCTGGCACATCAACTTCAGCTATAGTCACAGAAAAACAAAGACTAAGAGATATTACTAATCAAGTAGATAGTATGACAACCTTAGACGAGCTTAAAGGAGCAAGTGTGTAATGAGTTCAATAGTCCTTACAGGAGATACGAGCGGAACTGTTACTGTATCAGCACCAGCAGTAGCTGGCACTAATACAATTACTATACCTGCTACTACTGGTACTTTAGTTTCTCTTGCAACTTGGACTTTATCAGAATCAAGTGGGAATTTAATATTCTCTGTAAGCGGAACTGCAAAAGCAAAACTAGATACTAGTGGCAATCTCACTGTAGTAGGTGATGTAACAGCATTTGGAACAATTTAATGGCATTACAATCATCAGGTGCAATTAGTTTAGCTAATATACAAACAGAGTTTGGGGGAACTAACCCTATAAGTTTGTCTGAATATTATAGTAAAGGTAATGCACCAGCTAGTGGTGAAATTCAACTAGCAGCAGATTTCTATGGAACTTCTAATACAGTTAATTTAGATTTTACTTTGCAAGGTGGCACTACTAGTAGGGGTGCTGGAACTTATAGTAGTGTTTCTATAGGTACAGCAAACACTAATCGTATGGTTGTTATATCAGCAAATTCCCTTAATGGTTCTATTCCTTCAGGAATAACGATAGGTGGAAACACAATGTCTGTTGTAAACTCAACAAATGGTGTGTATATTGCTTTTTTAAAAGTACCAACAGGTACTACAGCAGATATAGTTATTACTGGTGGTGGAACATTTACACAGCAAATATATACTTTAAATACTGTAAATAGTAGTACATCAAATAGTCAGATAAATTATAGCACTGCATCTGTTGGTTCTGCGACTTCTCAAAGTTTTACTTTTAGTACAACTGTTTCTGATGATGGTGTGTTTATTTGGGGAGGATTTGTAGTGCCGGGGTCTAACCCCGGTGCAAGTTTTTCTAACACAATTACAACAAATAATTCAAATGGAGCTACAACTGTTAATAATGTTGGTGGTAGCAGCGGTGCTACTAGACAAGGTTATAGTGTTTGTACTACAAATAACACAAAGTTTGCAAGATATACTTGGACTCGTACTAATACTAAACCTGCTAACTATCCAAGAGGAGCAGCATTTGCATTTTTTAAGGCAAATTAAATAAGGAAAAATAAAATGAGTTTTAGTCAACAAAGCGTATATATTAATGCAGAATCAGGTTTAGTTGTCATGGAAGCTAATGCAGAACAAAGCGACAGTTTTAATCCAAACCACCCTACAGACAGACTTTGTTCTATTAACTGGTGTACAGAGGGTAGTATTACAGTTTATGCAAAAGATATGACACTTATTAATACTTATGGTGTTGCTGAACGAATGATGATAACTAATCCAAGTCATTTGAGTTTTGGTCGTTGTCTTTTAATTTGTATGTCAGAAACAGCTAAGTATTATTGTTTACATAATAGTCGCTCGCAAGCAATATACTATGATGGAGATGTTATACAACTGTCAGCTAATGAAGAAAGAACTTTTACTGGTAATAACGGACATTTTATATTTTGTAGTTTAGGTTCATTAACTAACCTTGATAAATTTGCAATGACAACAATTAACTCTGATAGTTATACTGTTACAGCAGGAACTGAGGGAGCTATTATTACTGTATTTTATGACAGTACAGACGATTAAGGAATACTTATGTCTAACATGACAGCACGGATGACTAGATGAATAACAACTATAACATCTTTTGGGGTATTATTTTTATATACTTCTTAGGATTATTTCTTTGTGTGATGATACCTAGTGAAGCTAATGCAGCTGTGACAGAAGTAAGCACTACAACTAACTCTGAATCAGATGTTAAATCAAAAGGTAGAACAGTAGTTATATCGCCACCACCCTCTGCTATTAGTCCTTCTATTGGTGGTTCTTCGTCTGATATATGTACATCAGGGGTCAGTGGAGCAATACAAACACAAATCTTAGGTGTGTCTACAGGTGAGACAGTACGAGATGAGAACTGTGAACGATTAAAGATTTCTAAGACTTTGTACGATATGGGTATGAAGGTGGCAGCAGTATCAGTTTTATGTCAAGACAGAAGGGTCTATGATGCAATGGGTATGGCAGGAACTCCTTGTCCGTTCTTAGGTGAGATAGGTACAGCAGCAGCTAAGAAGTGGGTAGCTAACCCTGAGTTAATACCAGAACCTATAATATTGGAAACAAAACAAGATGTCAGAGAGCGTCAAGGTTGGATTGCTAGCGGTACTGTTACTCTCGCTATGCTCCTATTCTTACTGTGATGAGGTTAAACTAACTAGCCCTAATCAGACTACTGTATCTGATGATGGTTATCAGGAAGTACCCTTACAGTTTGTATTTCCTTTTTATGGTGAGGAGTTTGAAACCTCTTATATGTTTACGAATGGTGTAGTTGGTTTTCGTAATCCAGAAGATAGTCAAGTAGAAAGCCACTGGTGCTGTCAAGGTCTTGACTTGGTTAAAATGTCTGAAGATGGCACAGATATTAGTAGATATGGCTATGCTATAGCCCCATTATGGACAGACTTAATAGACTTAGAACAAGGAAACAGTGGGTTATTTACAGAAGGTGATACCTCACAACAAACTTACAGGTGGAAAAACCTAGCAGAATTCTATG